AGTTATTTATTTCTTTTGTAGCCAACACCCACCCTTCGGCTACGCCATCCCAGAGTGGAAACACTCCGCCAGCCGCAATGGGTTTGTTATTAACAACTCCAGTAAACGACATACCAATTTCTTTTAAAAAATAAGCATATTTTTTATGCTCGCTTTTTAATTCTAAAAATTTAGAATTTAATGGCTGATCCAAAATAAATTTTGCGTGTTCGTTTTCAAATGGAATAATATTAACTTTAGACACTTTCTGTCTCCAATCTTGGATAAATACCCAATATTGTCATTGGTAATGCTTGTGGTTGTTGAATGTAAACCAACCCTTCTGTGCCGTAACCCGTATCAAACTCAACGGATTTATCTCCCGTAAATAATGGAATAGGCAAGTTCATTGCAGAGCCACTAGCTCTAAAATCTATTGCAGTTAAATTAGCTGCATTTGGCCCCACACTAGCTCCAACTGTATTTTGAAATCTAACAGATAGATCATAAATACGAGTTGTTTTAGTTTGTGTAGTTTCTGTATAACCTTCATCTAATCTCATTGTTTGTAAATCAGACGAATATAATAAACCAACTTTAGCTTGTTCAGTTGCAGTTGCTAATGTTATAGCTCCACTTGATACTGTTTTAGAAGTTTGAGCTGAACCTTCGCCAATAATATCAACTACTTCTCCTTCTAAATGATCCAAACCAGTTAAACTTGTTGTGTCTCCACCTACATAACTTAATCCACTATCCAGGTAATGAAACGCAGTTAAATCTTCGTTAAAATCAAATGGTGTAAAATATTCTACATAACGTCTAACAGCTCCGTTAATCCATCTTTGAATTATTAACCAAACTTGATCTTCATCTTCATCGCCATCAATTACAGCAACACTTTCTACTTTAGCAATAGTTAAAATATTATCTGTTTGTTCTGAAGTATGAGCTGAAGTTATATCAACTACAGTTGTTAAAGTTTTATTAGAATATAGTTTAAATTGGTTGTTATCTATTTTTTCAATATAATATTTTGTATTTTCTGCTAATCCACCAATAGCTGTACCCGTGTTATTATAATAAAAAATATCGCCAGTAGTAAAACCATGAGATACAGAATAAATAAAATTAGATGATATGTTTACCCCTTGATAAATATATTGTGTAGTATTTGAACTTGGAGCAGACGTTAAAGAAATAGCTGTTCCCGCAGTAGCGTTAGCTGATGTTGTTGCTAGTTTAATTGTGTTACTGTCAGATGCGATTGCATAGTAAAGTGAAGAATTATTTAATCCACCAATAATATTTGATGCTGCATAATAATAAATTGGATCGCCAGTAGATAATCCGTGTGATGATAAAGTTATAGTGTTGTTAGTTGTATTAACTATTGTTGAATTAGATGTAAAAGAAATTTGTTGTTGAATAATATTTTTAGTTGTGTCTGATTTACCACCGATAACGTGTCTATGCCAAGCGACAACATTTTCTAATCTATTGTAAGTTAAACCAGATAAGATGCCATCTGTTCTTGCGGCCCAGACAACTGAATATGGTTCTTGTTGGTAATCCATTTGAACCACTCCACTATCTGTGATATGATCCGCCAAAATTGTTAAGTCTGGTGCAACATAACCATCAGTATCAAAGTTATAAGCAAGCTCTCTAACTTTTCTTTTTGCACGTTGTAAAAATATTGTAGCATTTCCAATTGATAAAGCATCTACACCCGCTGAACCATAGTTAGATTGTTTTCTAATATTAATATTAGATGGTGTAATAGCATCTTGCGATGTACCAGAGGATACTGCGTATTCGCCACCCGTTGTCATACAAATTAAAGTTCTTGTAGCTTTTAAAGATTTAATTGCATTAACCTGGTTAGATGCAATGGTATAAATCATTGCATCATCTGCATTAGTACCCGATGTCATGTTTTCGTAGTCTCCAGATTTAGAAAAAAACATTGTTTGAGGTTGATCGGATGTTGCAGCAAATACTAATCTTTGTTCAAAAAAACTTACACACGCTGGATGACCCGTAGTATCTGAAAACGAACCAAGCTGAAAAGAAGCAGTAGCATCGGTGTTAGCAAACGCATCTGTTATTGTGCAGACTACAACAGTTGTATTAGTTCTTGCTGTTATCTTTGCTTCGCCACTATTAAATTTTATTATTCTACCAACGTCTGTAGTTTGAAATCCAGTACCACCATTTATTCCAGTTATAGCACTAGCTGTTATGTTTACTCCCGTTCCCGTACCAGAGGATGCTGGCGTTAATGTAGTTGTAGTAGTGTTAGCATCTAAATATGGCCCCTTAGTTTCAAAATCTACTTCATCTAAACTCCATGACGTATGACCCGTTCTCGAAAGTTTCATTACTTCATGCTCGTTGTGGCATAGGTACATTACGTCTGCCGACTGCGCAAATTTAAGATCAAATAGTTGTGCAGTAGTATATTCAGTTGTAATTTGGTAAACTCTGTTGGCTATACCGCCAGATGAGTAAGCTGTAAAAGCAGATGAGTTAATATCTGTACCATCAACATTTTGTAATTCAAAAGTGTTAGTAGTTTTATCTGCTACTTTAAAAGTTGTGCCATTTACTTCTGTCATACCAACAACACCAGAAATATTTACAAAGTCTCCATTAGAATAACCATGTGAACTTGATGTAACAACAGCTGGATTAGCAGCAGTAATTCCACTAATAGTTTTATTACCTTCTGTTATTTGGCCATCATCTTTAAAAAATCTAATATATTGATTGCCAAATTCTAAAACGTAAGTTTGTGTTGTTGAAAATGTAAATGGAATTAATCTTGTTTTTGCTGAACTTGTTTTAACTTCTGATACAAAATATGTGCCTGGTCGTCTGGTTACTGGCCCGTGAGGCAATACAACAAAATTTTCAATATTACTTGCACCATTAAAATATTTTGCAAAATCTGTTCTACCCTCCATAGAGGATGAAAGCTCCCCAGCCGTAAAGCTCGGTATGCTTAAAAGTTGTTTAGGCATATTTAGTATCTACTGTTTATGAAATCTTCTGTTATTATTTGATCTGTATTTCCTAGTGTTGGATCTGTATTATATCCTTCGCTAGCGTCTGTATGTCTTGCTTCTGATAATTTTAAACCATATTTTTCTGTCATAAGTTTTGCAACTTGTAGATTAGAAGTAATAGCGTAAGAAATATCTGAAGCTATACCCGCAGATATAGTTTCTCTTAATAAAACATCTAATTCATTGACATCGGTAATTTGTGCTGAATAAAGTAAATAAACTGTACTTACATTTATTAATAATTTTCTTCCTTCAATTTTATAATCTGCATCGTAATCTTTAATTTGTAATACACGCAAACAATCTGAAGGTAATGTATATTGATAACTAAAACCCCATGCGGGAGTATCGCTATCTTGCGCTAATTGAACTCTTTTAATTAAACAATTCCAAGGATGAGATCTATAAACAGCGTCTCTAACTGTTTCATATCTTTCATTACACAATCTAGCGTTTTTAGAATTTTCTGTAAGAGCTGTAATTGATCCAGCTCCTAATTGATTTAGAGCTGAGTTACAAATTTGAATTACTGATGCCATCTATTTTTTCTTTGCTGTTTTTGCAGAACGTCTAAAGTTTGCTGCTGTTGGAGAACCTTTGGATCCTACTTTTCTCATTTTTTCTCCAGAACCCGCTGCTATTCTTTTACGTTTTGCGTGAATGTTTGCGTATAAACCTTGTTTAGCCATGTTATTCCTTTTTGTTTTAGCATCCTAGGCGGGATCCACTCTCGCTTCCCCCGCCTAAAATTCTTTTATGTTAGTCTACGATGTAAGTTATTACACCAGATAGATCATCACCATCTACTAAAGCACCTATTGCTAAAGCCTTGATGACAACTCCGCCTTGACTTTCAAATGTATGGTTACCACCAAGCAACTTAGTTGCAGCAGTATTACCTTCCATTGTAAAGTATCCGACACTATCAACGTCTAAACCATCTACCATTCCATCTACATCCGCAGCAACTGCGTCTCCATTTAGATCGGTATATGCTTCCCATCCAATATCCATTGTTTGTGAGCTAGTTACCCAGTTACAATAAAATCGAGATAGTCCGCCTATGATTTTAACTTTACCCGCTGGCAATTTGCCAAGAGTTACAGTTGAGTTTGCATCCCCTGCGCCATCCTGATCGTGAGTAAAAGCTAAAGTTCTTAATTTACCTTTATCTCCAGTTGTATCAGCTTTGACGATAGGAGTTGCTGTTGCATTTGTATACTCTGTACTTAATTGTGTTGTTACAGCCATGTTATATTTCTCCTATTATGCTTCGTGACAAGGAATTTGAACAACTTTTTTTTCTTCCATTCTTACAGCACCTAGTGACATACAATAGTACACTTGTGTTGAGTAAGACTTGTCAGCTCTTTCAGAAATTTTTGCACCTATATCTTTTCCGATACCTAATTTTACAGCATCTTCAGTATATGCAAAAACTAATCTGTCAGAAGTATTAGTTGCATCCTTGTTCAATCGTGTTGACATTATAAACTCAAATCCTAGGTAACTAGAAATATCTCCTTGTGCCAATGCTTTGATAGTATTGAAATCACTTGAAGTTACTTGTGTAGTACCTAATAGATCTGATACTTGTTGTGGCCCGCAAACGATAAATCTTCTTAATGAAGGATCTACATCGTTATCATCTAAGATTTTCTTCGCAGACAAAAGTTTAGCAATAGTCAAACCATCTGATTGATCTGATGTTGCTGTTTTTTGCGTTGAAGGTAAAGCTGTAGATGTACCACCAGCTACACCAGTATTTGCAGATGCGTTCATCGCTGTAATAATTACATCGTCAACACTTCTGTTCATAGCTGCTGCTGCCGCTTTAGCGTAAGAACTTGTAGGATCCACAAGCATTCTAACCTTATCGACATCGTCAACAAGATCAGCCCACTCGTAATCAGCCAAGCTCAATCTTCTTCTGCTGTGAGGCGTGTCTATTTGTGGTGTATCGCCATGTCTGCTCGTTCTTAATTGAGCAGCTGTAACTCCGACTTGATCGAAGAAAGCGTTTTTACCATTAATAGTCTCCACATCAACAGAACCTCTTAATTTACTTCCCATTTGTTGAGAAAGCATAGATACATTTGAACTATACTGCTCTACAAAAGAAGTAGTTATTTGAATAGACATACTATTCTCCTCTTGGTTATGTTTATGTTTAGTTTGAACGGCTGATTATCCTTGCGGGTCGAAACCTAACTTTTACATCTTTTAGATGTTAGTCTTTCCTAAAGTCATCTAGGGTCTTGCGATTATCCTAATATTTTTAGCTATACTTGATTTTTCTTTTCTCGTAAAGCCAAAACTTCTGAAACTGCTGCCTGGTGGTTAGGATGTTTCTTATCCCAATACGCTGAACCTGGCATAGTTAATTCTCCAATTTCTTTTTCTATTTGAGCTGGCGTTTGAAAAACTGGCCCAGATGATTGAGTAATAGTATCCTCTCCCATCTTACCCGCTAGTTCTGCAAATGCTTTAATCATAACTGGATGATCTCCAAGTTTAGTTCCATCTGCTAAATTAGCATTAAACAAT